GACCCGCGTCGAACACTCCCTCCCGATCACGGTGGAAGTGTTGGGAGGTGATGGCCACAAACGCGAGGAACTCGTAGACTACTCTCCCGTGGACGTGGGGATGCGGCGGGAGGACTTCAAGGAGCCGGATCTGAGTGACGTGACGCCGGAGATGCGGAGGGAGTTAGGATTGTGAGTTTCCACGACGAACGTTGTTTGTGTACACAGTGCGAGGTTGCGCGCGAGCAACGCTCCCATGATTCTGAAATTGATCGTATTGCTGACGCGCTCAATTTACTAGGTGGCACTACGGTAGAGGACATCATTACGGAGATTCGACGACTACGTGCCGTTGAGAAGGAAGTGGGCCTGTGACGATCCGCCCCCTCCCCCGCCTCCTCGTCCTCGTCCGCCGCATCGCCGACGCCCTCGACCGTCTCGCCCCTCCCCCACGCCGCCGTCTGCGCCGCACCGAGTTCAGCGTGGCCACCGACGCCGACTTCGAGCGGGGGTATGCGATGCGGAATGTGGAGGCACAGGTAGACTTGGAGATGCCGCGATGAAGCCCCGCCGCGTGCTTGACCTGTGCTGCGGCGCGGGTGGCGCGGCGATGGGGCTGCATCGTGCGTGGCCTGATGCCGAGATTGTGGGCGTGGACATCAAGCCGCAGCCTAGGTATCCGTTTACGTTTGTGCAGGCCGACGCTCTCTGGTATCTAACGTCTTCCGGTGCGATTCACGACCTTGATTTCGTGTGGGTGAGTCCGCCGTGTCAAGCGTGGGCTTCTGGCTACAATCCAAGGCGCGCAGAGTATCCGATGTTGATCGCTCCCCTGCGTGAGGCTCTCAGCGGACGTACTTATGTGATTGAGAACGTCCCGAAGGCCCCTCTACTGGATTGTGCCGTAATGGTTTGCGGTGGGGCACTGGGATGCGCGAATCACGAGATGCAGATTCATCGACATCGCAAGTTTGAGGCTACCTTTCCTGTTGTCGGAACGACGTGTGAGAATATTCGCGATATGGTTTGCACTGTGACCGGAAGCGGAACACCAAGCGGATTCTATTACAAGTATGGTCGTCGCTCAGTAAAACTAGCAGAACGTCGCGAGGTCATGGGCATTGATTGGATGACCGCGCATGTACATCGCGAGGCAACTTCCCGCGTGAGCCCCTTCTCCCCCACCCCCGCCTCCCGCGACCGCCGCCGCCGCGCCTACGAACTCCTCGGCGTCGCCCCCAACGCCGTCGCCGACGCACCGAAGATCGGCCATCTCATCTCCAAACTTGAGAACGGCAAGCAGACAGCGCTAGAGACCCTCCGCGCCTCCGACTTTCCCGAAGCCCGCAAGTTCATCTCCAAATACGACAACGTCCTCCTCCCCGCCTTCGTCCGCCGCACCCTCCCCATCGAAGCCTTTGCCATCGCGGCTGGCATCTCTCCCACGCGCCTCTGGGGTGTGATCGCAGAAGTATTCCGCCTGCAGAAGGCGCAACTCGGCGCGGTCAAGGCTGCCCAACGCCACGAGCGGATCGTCGAAGTGTCGTCGCAGGTCGCAGAGTTGCCAGAGGGAGTGGACGACCGCATGGCCCACCTCAAGCACATGGGCTTCACTCCCTCCCCGCGCGGCTCGACCATCAACATCGGCGTCAGCGCGACCGCCAACGCCGCTGCCCGCGCAGAGGCCCCGACTGCGTACCTCCCTCCCGCCGAGGACACGATCAAGCGCACCATCGAGGCGCGGCAACGCAACCCGCTCACGGCAGGCCAGCCGCCACAACTCCCTGCCGCACCAGAGCGTGAGACGGTGCCACAAGCGTTCACCCGAAGAGAGCGCGAACCCATCACTGTAGACGCGGAGTACGAAGACGCCGAGGACGAGTGATGTACCACCCTGACCGAGTCAAGCAGCGCATTCAGCACGAGATTATCGACGTCTTTGGATTCGAGCCGAAGTACCGTTCTGTGGCGGACGTAGCTTCCTACGAAACCTATCTCCACGACCAGAAGAAATACGTCTATGACGACGTTGGCCTGCCCGTCGCGTGTCAGAACCTCGACGACTACGACCGCAAGCGTCAACTCTCGGAGCGCTGCCTCGTTATGGCGGACGCTGCTTATGCCGTCACCCGCTACGGCTGGCTGATCGATGAGGCTGGCGTCATCTGCCGATTCGCATTCCGCGTAGCGCAGGAGATCCTGTTCGGCGTCATCGGCGACCTCGAACTCACGGGTGGCTCGATTGAGATCATGATCCTGAAGGCGCGGCAACTGGGCATGACGTCGTTGGTCGAGTTGCTCATCATGTTCCGCGTCGTCTTCGGCTACGGCGTCAACGCGGTGATCGCCTCCGCCGACCAAGACAAGTCCCGCCTGATGATGAAGAAGCTCCTGTTCGGCTACGACCGCCTTCCCTGCTGGCTGCGGCCCCAGTACACCTCTCGCGTCGAATCCGACCGCGGCAAGCTGGAGTTCGGCTATCTGGACTCCGGCGTCTCGGTGCAGCACGGCAACCAGATGTCCGGCATCGCCCGCGGCGCGACTCCCACCCTCTACCACCTCTCCGAGTGCGCCTCGTTCCCCAACGCGGAAGAGTTGATCGAAGCCTCCCTGTTCAAGGCCGTCCACGGCTCGCCGAACGTCTTCGGCGTCCTCGAATCCACTGGCGAGGGCGACGTCGGCTGGTGGCCCAACAAATGGCGCACCTCGAAGGCCAAGTGGGCCGAGGGTGGCGCGCGGCTCTACCCTCTGTTCCTCCCCTTCTTCGTGGGCATTGGCATGTGGCCCGACGAGGGCTGGCTGCGCAAGCACCCGATGCCGCCCGACTGGGCGTCGCACATGCTTCCCGACACTCGCGAGGAAGTGGCGAAGGCGGAACTCTACGTCCGCACTCACGACCTCATCCGCAAGCACCTGTGCCGCCCGCACCCGAACGCTCCTCCCGGGATGCGCGACTGGTGGGTCGATGGGCGGATGCCGCTGGAGCAACAATATTTCTGGGAGATCGACCATGAGGAACATAAAGCGTCGGGAGCGGAAGCGACTTTCTTTCAGGAGATGGCGTGCGATGATGTTGAAGCGCTACAACGCTCCACGGAGTCCGTCTTCGGCCACGACGTCATGGCCCGCGTGGACAAGGAACGCAAGCGCGACTACTCCGTCTACGGCCTCACCGGCCAGTCCATCGAGGACGCCTACGAGCCCGATCCGGACGACATCGACTACCGGCAGCCACGGACTCCCATCACCTTCCGCAATCCCCGCGGCCCCGTGTACAACTGGGAGCTGATCCCGCTCCAGTGGGACCACGCCCGCGTCGAGGCCTGGCGCAAGTCCAATCCCGACGCCTTCTTCGACGCCGCCCAGGGCAAGCTCTTCGTCTGGCACCCTCCGCGCCCCGGCGTCGATTACTCCATCGGCATCGACACCGCCGAGGGCAAGGGCGAGGACTCAACCGTCATCTGCGTCACCGAGGTCGCCCCCGCCCCCGGCCTGCCTGACGTCCAGGCCGCCGAGTTCCGCTCCTGCTACGTCTCCCACTCCCAGGCCTACGCGTTCGTGATGGCGATCTCGGCCTACTACGCCGCCGCCATGACCTCCGAGGGGATGATCCACCGCCAGCCTCTCGTCGCGCCGGAAGTAGTCGCGTCGGTCGGCGACATCGTCCTCGTCCAACTCCGCCAGATGGGCTACAGCCGCATCTTCCGCTTCGGCCGCTACGACAACATCAAGTCCACCAAGTCTAATAAGGCGGGCTGGTACACTTACGGCTGGTCCCGCCCCATCCTCATCGGCGACTTCATCGACACCCTCGAACACGGCTGGTACGAACTCAACTCCCCGTGGACGCTCCACGAGTGCGAGCACTTCGAGACCCACAAGACCGCCACCGGCAAGATCAAGCAGGAGCACGAGGACGGCGAGCACGACGACGGGATCTTCGCCGCCGCCATCTCGCTCCAGATCGTGCGCGGTAAGCAGTCGAAGACGGAGCGCAGCCACAAGCGGTTCATGGGGGACGCGGCGAATGCGCGGCTGCCGGAGTTGGATCTGGGGCCGACGGTGGGGCAGCGGTTCCCGTCGCGGGATCTGGATGGGTATAGGCCTGTGACGTTGGAGGAGTTGTGAAACGCCATGACATATTCGATTCTCCTCCTAAGGGATTTCACTGCTACTGTGACGCGAAGTGCGACGGCTTTGATTGCTTGTGGTTGTGGTGGCCTGTTTACTGGGTAGCCTGCACTTGGCGGAACGTGGTGATAGCTGCATTGGTTATCAAGATACGTATCAAACGCAGATTGGGCTTGCCTGTGATATAAATTGCCAGAGGCGCTGGCGATGGCAATTCACTTAGTCTACTTCAAGTCCCGCGACGGCACGATCTCTCTCCCTCCCACCGACGACACTCCGTGCCCTCCCGGCTACATGCGCTGTGAGGCCAACACCCTCGACGAAGTAGATAAGTTGCAGAAGCGATTGCAGCAGGCTACCTACGAGCGTTGCCAGCGCGAGTTGCGGCGCGACGAGGAAGCCTTCGCCGAATCCCGCGAGCGCGTCCGCTCCAGCCTGACCGCGAAGATCGCCAGCAGCGCGACGACGGAATACGAGCGTGAGTTCCTCCGCGCCTACATCCAGTTGCGTGAGGAGAAGCGCGACAAGTACCGCCAGCGATTCGCGTGTGACGTGGCCTACCTGGAGATGCGCGAGAACGACCGTCCGCGTAACGCCGAGGAGTTGCTGAAGGAGTCGCTGTGAGCATCGACTCGCCATTCACGTCACGCGGCGACGGACGCCTTTGGGAATGGCAGTGTCCGCCACAAGCGACTCCTGTTGAACGCAGACTCGGGTGGGTAAATGAGGCTACGGAGCAGGGTCAAGCGTGGCTCAAGCAGCAGAGAGGCTCGACGGATTTTAGACAGGCTCTTGATGTGATTAGCGGTAACATTGGTCCTGCGCCATTGAAGTACCGCTCCCGCCTCAACACCAACCACCTCAAGCGCAACATCCGCGAGGTCGTAGGCACTCTCGCCAAGCTCCGCCCGCTGTGGGGCTACTCCTCCGACAACCCCGCCTTCGCGCCCAACGCGCAACTGTTCAACCTCTACGTCCGCGCCTGGTACCTAGAAAACTTCGCCGACGTGAAGATCAAGGAGGCGCTGCAGTACGCCGCCGCGACCGCGACCGGCTGGATACGGCCCGTCTACTCCCGCGACTTCGCCGGCCAAGGCCAAGGCGCGGTGCGACTCCTGTCCTACGGCGCGCCCTGCATCCTGCCCACGCAGCTCCCTCCCTCCGGCGACTTCCAGCAGGCCTACGCCATGACCATCCTCGACGAGATGCCGATCTACATGGCGCACGGTATCTTCCCGGCG